TCAGCGTTTTTTGCATTACTTCGCTTGTTAAAAGGCTTATGATACATCGCTGGGCGTGTAAGAGGTCTTTGTCCTCCCCCTTTCAATCAACTGAGCCCTATATAATTTATGAACAAAAGAATGCATTATACAACCATTATGTACGCTTTACTCTTTTGACTCGAGAGATATTGATACCTTCAGGCATATCATCACCAGCTTTATGAGCTGATATTGCTGCCTTTCTAGCTTTCACTTTATCTAGTTTCTCAGTAAAATGAACTTTCTTAAAATCATCTGATACTGCATGTGGATCAACTTCTACTCCACCATAGGTTTCATAGAGTTTGTATCTTGCAGTATTAGTTTCATAAACACCATCATCATTGCCAATTTCTAGAATAACAGCAGGAAGAAGCGTTTTATTAAAGTAATCCATAGTCTTTTCAAGGCCTCTACGACGAGATTTTAATCTATCAATCTCTTCTTTCAAAGCCTCTACCTCAGCATCAATGAGATGTTCTCTCTTGCTAAGCTCAACCATAAAATAATCAACATTATCGAGTTTGTTTCTTACTTGCCGATGAAGTGTCATACGATGTTCTTCAAGCTTTTTCAAACTATCCATATCAAGATCGGGTAACTGTCCAAGCCACTCGATTTCTTGATTAACATCGATAAGTTCACCAACTAGTTCTTTTGTAGTAGCCATTTATACTCCTCTTTCATCTACCATTTGGAATTTACCATTACCACCATTGAAGATATTCTTCTTTTTTAATCTGAATGATGGTTGCCATTCGAGTTCTACATCAAATAGATCACCATCACTGTTCTTAAATAAAGATACCTTTTTCTCTGGGTCATCTGACTTACCAGTGATTCCAAGTACTTTTCTAGATGCATTTTCAATTGCTCCACTTCCTTTTGCAGCATACAAATCCATAGTTTGACTTCTGGAATATTCTCTGCTTACCTGTGAAATTTGGATAATTATTATATCTTCGTTCACAGCCATATTGGAAAATGAATGACTAATATAATTTAATTTCTCATATTCTCCTCTTACATTGTAGGGAACATCAATTAAATCTATATAGTCCACGACTACACATTTAGGTTGAAATTTTCTTATCTTTTCTTGTACCTGTTGTACACTAGGACTAATAGACTGAATTGCTATATGACTTAAGTCATCTTTATGATGCTGATAAAGTTCTTTATAGTTTTTAATTACATTGTCTTTACTCCCACCTGATACAATTTGTAAATTTCTTCGATGCATTACAAATCCAGATAGTTCTAATGATAAGAACAGTGTTGGAATTTGCAGCTCACTCTCTATTATGTCGAGGTTTGCATTATATCCTAACACTATGTTTTGTGCTAACGCTGTTTTGTTAGCCCCTGTCGAACCGAATATAGTGACTAATTCACCGGGGTATATAGTCGCATCTGTCATATATACGCCTAACTGCCTAGCTAGGTCTATAGTTCTGCCCGTAAAATCGGTTTCTAGCCTTGCAGCTAAGTCCGATTGTAAATCTTCACTATTCTTTATGTCTACAAGATAGTCTTTTCTTTTATAGTAAATACAATTTGGTTTACAATATTTCATCATTAGTTCATCTTGACAACCATATTTGTATCCACCACGATAAGTATCTTCTACCTTCTTTAAAACTAAATCTTCCCTTAGTTGATTATTATTCCATTCAAGAAGTGATGCTTTTGTTGCAACACTTGGTATACCATGTCTGAAGAAATGGGATGCTATTCGCATCATAGTATTATTTCTTGATCCCTTTTCTGGGCCAAGTGAATACATCTTCTGTACGCATGGTACAATATTCTTAGGTTCTACGCTTGATTCCATTGTTCTAATCTTTGGAACAGTCATAGCGATCTTATCTTCTAATTCTCCATCACCCCAGATATTTTCAACAAAATAATGTCTACGACTCGCAGCCATTCTATGTATATCTTCAAATGATAGATTTTGTATTTCAGAATATGAAAGTGGAATTTTATATAGAGATGATTTTTGGTTTAGAGTGTCTCTGCACCTGTAGATCGAAGTTCTGTTATAGACTGCTAAATCTATTTCACTGAATAAATTGTTCATAGTTTCTTTAACAATAAATGGTAAGTCTTTATTTCCTGACGGAAAATTAAATACTTCCCCACTTATCATTATATGATATCCAGTACCACTAAAGAAAACTTGATAAGATTCTGGGGATACATTCAGCTCTTCTAATTCAAATAATACACCTTTTGTTTTATTTAGTGTATGTTGATCTGAATCTTGTCCTTTATCTATATCAATTAATACATTTTTTATGTATCTTTTACCAATAAAATCTTTAAGAGTTTTTCTTATCTTAAAATATTCTTTGGCCTCTTCATCATATAGATATAAGCTTTTATATACAGCATTATTCTCACCATGTTCAATAATAACATCTATAACTTGTTCTTCAGGAATAAGAAGCCCTCTATTACGAGGGCTCCCTATTGCTACTTCGTTAAAGAATGACACTAAAAAGAAGTTTGTGTTCCACCAGAAGCAGTGGTACTTCTAGGTGATACACTATTAACAACTTTCTCATTTGCGTCGTGCTCAACAATATACTTTTTAGCCTTCATGAAGTTAATATAACTTTCAAGATCAGTCCGACCTTTTTCGTCATTTTTAACTACCTTAGGGCATACGGTTGGGTAAGCTCTTTTTGCCTTATCATCCCATTTGCTGTAAACAAAAATATAATAAGGTGTATCATGGTTGTCTATTCCATAATTGGCTTGTGTAAAATGAGCATTTAATGTTAGTGCGACATCGTCTTCTAAGACATTATCATCACCATCAACCCATTCTCCTTTGGTATTTATACCACCGTCCCATCCGAGAGCATCTGTTAAGTAGAGTATCTTTTTTAACAAGCTACTATCACCAGAAATAGTCCCATCTGATTCATAATCAAAACTTCCCAATAAATTATATTTAGTAGGAAATTGACTATTCTCATTCCTGAAATGTACCTCTATGTACACATCCAGATTTTCATATTGATCTGATTTATTAACAAAATCAGTTAAAGCAACATCTTGGAATCCTAACCAAGGGCTTTTACCTGAATTTGTTCTTTTAGCTTCGTAAGAACCTCTATACGGCATACGCTACTCCTTTTCTTTGAATTTAAGGATTTCGTTCATTACACTATCGTAATCGAAATCAAGAACTTTTTGGGCAAGCGGTTTCAATCTGCTGCCCACAGCTCTTTCATCATAAGATTGGAAAGAAATATAGAACTTTCCATCTTCTTTACTTGCGGTAGTGTATCCAATTACATCTGCTGAAGCAGTTACTCCAATTGCCAGACCTCCCGGCAGTTGTGGCCCCAGCTGACTCTTGCCGTCTGTGACTGATGTTGGTTTTGCATGACTTACTAGAACAAGATTCTTATTTAAAGATTTGCACAGCCGTTGAAATTTCCTGATTATATCAAGATTTTTCTTTCTAGCTTGTGCCCAGTCTTGTCCCCATGAGCTTGCATCACCCATTGCTACTTGACCTCTTTCATCACATACTTCGTCTTCTATCCATCTATTTATGTGATCAAGAGTATCAATAGCAATTGTATCATAAGGAAGCTTTTTCAAGTTTTCCTTAAGCCAGTAATATACCTCTACCATGGAATATACTTCCATTGGTTCACCTACACTATCACCAGTTCTGTGATAATGATCTCTTTCGTCATTAGGAATAACTTCTGTCAAAGGGGTTCCCTTTTCAACAATTTGTTTTCCTTCAAACATTTGAGGTCTAGTAGGTGTATTTAGGCATGTTACTGTAACTGTATTTGCTTTATCAACAAAATCTGAGCCTAAGTCTGTATCTATTAAGAGACATCCGTCTGCTCCATTTTTACTCCATTGACTAGCTTGTGTTGATTTACCCGTTTTGGGTTGACCGATAAAATACCAAGTCAACCCATTGGGCAACACTTTCCAATCAGTAGATATTTTCCTAACTTTAATATCCATATACCATCCTATGTATTAATTATTAACTGTTCAGTTCGCATTTTTAATGGCATTAAGCCTATCCAAATGTACAAGTAATAAGGTCTTTTTGCAACTACATTAAAGACTTGGTCAACACCAAAACCTCCAACTATAGCTGCAGTAAAGATAGTATGCTTCATTGTACAAGGCTCTTCTGCTATCTCATTTGTAGGTAACCAACTATCAAGATACTTATCAAATTTCTTAGTAGCTGTTACAATTTCCATAGCCATAGCACCCATACGCAAATCTATAAAGAACTGCCTATTAGGTTGTTCTAACCATTTATTATAGGCAATTAATCTACCCTCCATATTGTCTAAACAAACAATCATTTTAGGGAACGTAGGACTATCTTCATCATAGAGTTCATCTTTACAGTCAATACTCTGTGTATCATCCATATATGAGTATCCTATAGCATTCGCAGCAGTAGACTTATATCTACCACTAAAGGCTTGAGGATATAATGTGGTTGATAAATTATGCTCTTCAAGAGTATCATGATCATAACCTATTATTTTCCTAAAACCCATAATGGACAACAGAGGTACCAGCTGTGAACCGATACCTCCTAATCCAACTAAACCAATTTGATCTAGTTTTTTCTGTGGGATTAAATCCTTATTTCTTAGAAACCTATTTTGATTGGTCATACAAGATAACCAGTTTGATAGGGATCATAAGGATATAATAACTTCATTGCAGTTAACGCATCAATACCAAGTTTACATAATTTATTTTCTGCATCAATATCAGTTAACTTACCTTGAAAGTGTAATTCAACAATAGTATCTATCTTTTGTTGTTGTACACTGGTAACTTTACTATCTTGAAACAGTCTTGTCTGATTATGATTAGATTGATGTTGATTAATCCAATTATTCTGACCATTGTAAACTTGAGTACCTGCATATGTTTTAATTTGAGTAGATACTGGAACTTTATTATCCTCAATCTCTTTTGCTATCAATTCCCATTCTTCTAGAATTTTGATATTATTTTGGATATCTATATCACTCTCATCTATTAGAACACAATGAGAAGCTTTATATTGATCTTTATATCCAAATCCAAAAGCTTCAGTAGCTTTACCTGAACTTGCCACTACTAAACTACCATAGAATCCTTCATTTGGTGCCATATCTTCTATAGTACTTTGATCTGTACTAGATAAGAAAGCTCCCATAGTATTATGGCTATGAATTAGTCCAATATTAGCTTTTTTAGTAGCTGGACACTCCGTGAATGTTTTCTTTAGAATTTTAGCCATATCATCTGATTCAAACTCAGTTGATGCAGCACTACCTAAATTCAAAGGATGGAAATGTATTATTTTCCACTCTTTAGGATATCCATCTTCATCAGTCTTAACCTTGTACCAAGCAGGGCCAGACCACTCTAATTTCTTGAACTTAGTCAAAAAATAGAGGTATTTGTTGTGTATTTTCTTCGGTATTATTAGTTTGCACATTTTTCTCTAACCTCCTTAGGTTCATTCTGTAATGGAATGCTAAGCATTCACGTTCAATATGTAGCAATTTTTCTTTTAACTTATGATATGCTACCACTAGTTCTTTCATATCTTTAGGAACACGTTGGTCTACAAATAGATTGATAACATTATTTATACGTTTACTATCATATGTTGCACCAATATCTCTCCAAAAGAGACCCTTATCTATTACTGGTATTCTATCTGTAACATTATCTACAGTACTTAGATAAACTTCTTCATCCATTAGTTCATAATGAAAATGTTCTTGCACAAGATCATTCATAGCATTATTAAAATCTATTTTATTTAATATTCTTTGGTATCTTGTTCTTAAACATCGTCTTACTCTTAATCTTCTGTTATGTAGTTTTCTTTCAATTGGTTCTTTTAAACTTTTAGCAGTAATAGTACCACTATAAGGTTGAGCTCTGTGAACTAATCTTTTAATATTTGATTCAGTATAGTTATCACAGAAATTTTGTAATGCTACATCATGAAAATGATAATACTTACCCCAAAGTTTAATAAACCAAGGAACTATATCATCCTCTCTTATCAAAGTTCTATAAGAACTAATATCAGATGTAGAAAACCAAGCAGCATTTATAGTTTCTGACATACATGCTAAGATTCCTTTCATCTTTGTATAATTAGTCCAACTTTGTCCAGTATCATCAAAATGAGTCAGAACTCTTTGAAAACTAAATGAGTAATTATTCTGTTCAAACTCTCCATCATTATTAATTTCAAGAATAATATGGTTCATATTATTTCTGAATCTATGATTTCCACTAATAGTCCATGATTTATGATGATCACTATTTATATTAGCACCAGCTTCAAGACATGCTTCAGCTATTTCATTAGATATAGAGAGTCCATTATTTCTTATGTTGTCTCTATTAAATATCAACTCTTCAGCTAATATCATCTCAGACTTTATTTGTACTAAGAAATTTATAGCATCTTCAATATTTTCATATTTTATTAAAGGAAGCCAACTTCTAATAAACTCTATACAGACTTCTTCTGGTATATCTCTTCGTAAGACTCTATTTTTCAGATTTTTGATTCTACCAATAGTAATCTCTTCATTGCCAAGTTCTGTCTTTATTTGACGCCTATTAATATTCCAGTATGCTGATCTACCATTCCAAGTATTTAAGAATTGGTTACAAGTCATAAGAAACATTAAGAAGTTGCCCAGTCGCCACAATTTCACATAATCAGGGCCAAATGCACCTGTACAAGGATTATGTCCCGAGATATGTGGATGCCAACATTCTACTGCTTGGCGAAAATTGAAAGAAGGCTTATCACCTTTTTCTATAACTGAATTGAAATAAGATATCATAGGATGTTGACCATAAGAATATGTCAACTTCATGTATACCTTTTCAAGGTATGTTATTCTACGACCTCTTAGTTTGGGTATTCCCATATAAAATACTAAAGCTCTATCATCATTTCCCTCTGGATCATTTTTGTACCCATCTATGGCAACAACGCCATATTTTTTATTAGGGTCTTTAATCTTGTTCCAAATCATATCATAATATTTGTCTAAATTTTCATAGATTTCAGTCTGTTCATCTATTTTAAACATTTTATTAATTAATTTAAGAATTCTTTCTTTGTATCCCACAGAAGTATGCTCAATTGGCATATCATTTATGTCTACAACAGGTGATAAGGCTTTTGGTAATGCATTGTATACTTTTGTCATTACTCTATCTCCTATTATTATTTAAGTTATTAAATTCACTTAAAGTGGCAGAAGCTGGCTTTATACTATAAATAGTACTCCACCAGCTTACTGCTGTCTCAGACGATTAGCATCCAGAGGATACTTTACTTCGCTGAAATGATACAATATCATCGTCAGCTAGGTGTTTTGAGGTTTTAACCTCATCATCATCGACATACACTTTTACCCCAGTTAATGAAATATCCATAATCCTAGCTAATTCAGCTGGAGTATTTCCTTCCATTTCTCTGGGCATACCACCGTTGTGATATGAAACTACTGTGACGTTAGCCATGGTAGCACCTCCTTAATTAAGGTTTAGGTTGATCAATTAAAAGTGTCACTCTTTAACATTGTACACGTTTCTTATTTTATTTGAAACTCTGCACACCACTCGGATCATTATTACATACGTATGCAACTATGTTTTTTTTTAGGTCTACCGGGTTTCCGTTTAACAGGAATTTGCTTTGACCAGTAATATACTTGTCCTCTAAGTCTCTTCATTTGATATCTGAGTCTCCTTAGGGGTAAAATATAATACAAGGACATAAGAATTACGCCTGTTGCGAATCCACCGAGTAATATAACTACTTCAAATATAGTCATTTTTTCTCCTTTTCAAGTATTACTTTAACTAATTGTCTTATCTTAGCTAAAGCTCTTTGTTTAAAAGGCTCGTCAAAAGGTGCTTTAATATCCCATACTATCAGTTCCTGATCTCTTTTGACGGACTTATCTGGAATAAAGTAAGCAAATACATAGCCATCGCCATCTCCTTTACTTACCCTTCCTTCAAAGCTTGTTTTCTTTAGATGATTCGTTTCATAGAATGCATCTACTTTTGGGTCATCTTCATCCATCTGTATTGACATACTCATACAATAGGGCTGTTGCCCTGCCCATTTCTCATGGCTTTTTGCCACCTGATACTATTGTATCTATCTCTCAACTCGTTATATCTGGTATGTCCTGCTCCACCTTCTTTTAATTTACCATCATCGATGAGACTTTTATAAAAATTTATAATTCTCAAGAGTCTTCTTTGTGCGATTCCTTCTGGTTGATTCATCTTCTTCCTTTCTTTAATTTAATTATATCTTCGTGTTGTTTTTCTATAATCTTATTTAATCTTAGAATTTCTTTGTCTTTTCCATAAAATTCTTTAAACCATTGATTAATACGATTACGTTCTTTTCTGTTTTTATGAGAACAATAAGACTGTGTAACATATATTATCTTTTTATTATTAGAGTCTTTAATAGATATAACATTTTTACTAATTTTTTTAATTGTCATTTGTTTTCCTTTTTAATTAATGAGCCGTGCAAGTTTCTAAAACTCTGTGTAGCTTTCGCTTCCCTTTAACACGGCTCTTTTCGATGAAATTCTGCGAAGTGGTTGCCATACCAAGTATCACTTTTTTAAAGAGTCAGCCTGTTGACCTGTTGTCTTTTTAACCAACGACATACTCTTTCCCCTTCGCTTTGGGCTTGGGGGGTTAACATTTGTTATCTTTTTAAGTAATTCTTTCTTCGCATTCATTTCAGTTTGAATAAGTTGTATTGCTGCGTCTTCTTTTGCTTGCTTTATCTGCGTTTCTATCCAGCATTCAATAGAGTTTTCAATTGACTCAATACTACCATCTGTAATATCCATCAGTCCATAAATCCTTTTTTGAACCAATATTCACGATTTTTAGTATCATTAGGTGATTCTGCCTCATTTTCAGTAAAATGAGCATCAATAGCATCTTGAATTGATATTTTTGGGGCTGTTTTCTTTAATACCTCTGTCCAAGAAGTATTTAAAAACTTAAGTAAGATTTTATTCTTTGCCTCAAGAGCATCAATTCTCATATCAGTCTTTATCATAAAATTTATTGTATTGTCTTCATCTATACGATGAGCTTCATCAAGACAATTCATTCTATAATCTAACTTATTCATTTTGTCGCATATCTCATGTATTTTATGGGCTGTCATTACGACAAATATGCCCATTAATGATACGAGTAATACGAATGAGTAAAATACTGGGCTACTCATAATTTGCCCTCCTTTTGATCATTTCTGAATACTATTTTACAAGTATCCAATGTTAATACAGTATGTTTACCTCTTTGATAAGTACCTACATACTTATCTGGGTACTTATTGATTATCTCTTTAATAGAGATTTCTTGCAATCTATATCGATTGTCTTTGTTATGATTTTTCTTTGTAGTCATTACTCATCCTTTTTGAAAAATTATTGGACGACAGGGTTCAGATGTTGGCCTGTACTCGGGCCACCTGCAATGAGTGAGGTTCTGAAACAGTATCTGATCCATTGTTTCACTTCTCATACCATTAATAAACCCCTGCGGGTGTTCTGTCCTATGCTCAGCTTGGCACACAGGCTTCATCTCAGGCACTCGCCCGTCAATGATTTTTTACAGTATTAATGTTGCTTATGCCCCCATTCCAAGGGCATTATTAGCATACGTCCAAATATAATATTAATTGTCAAATGTTCATTAAAAATATAATAAAGAATACATCTACATGCAAGCTTATCTTACACTTCGTTGTAGGAGTTAAGGAAAATTTAGCGGGAATTTTAACTCATCTACAAATAATTAAACTTATAACTATAGTCATGGCTCCCGCCACTCACCAATATTTAAGACAGTTTAAACCACATGATAATGAACCTCAATGACTGATAGCCAAACCGACCAAATCTCTATATGGTCTTAGATAAAAAGCACGACTAGGCTTCTTAGATGGTAGGTATTATCAGTCAAAGTGATTCAATCTCTCAAAACTAGGGAAGCCGTTTTTGCTATTTCCTTCTGTACCACATCAAAGGTGTTGGCATTAACTTTAAGAAGTCTTGTCAGAACCACTTAGGCATATGGAACGCCACTTTAGATTTACCAAAGATTCACGGGGCTACCGTATCATATTACCACAACATTATACTGACTTTCTGTTGCTTCTCTCCTAATTATAGGGCTATCTGTATTTGAAATGTATCAAAAGACCGTTACACTTAAGTCGGCTTACCTATAATATCTACGTTGTAAGCTACAAATAACCCTAAATTTGATAGAACCACGTTTTTATAAAGTGTGTGGACACTCTGCTTTATACTATCTTTAGTCATGATTCTTACCAGAACCTAAGCTCCTTGCACCGCATGCCCGGTAGTGTTTTATTAATACCAAGATATTAATCAGGCACACTATAAGCCCGATGTTTAATAAATACTCAAGATACATACTATATTAATCCCTTCATTCTCTTCTCTATTAATTTCCCATATTCATCTGCTTCAGCTATTTTAGCTTCAAGCTTAGCCTTTATTTGGGCTAATTGCATCTTATCCATCTCTTCTTTGGTTCTTCCATTACCAAATTCAATATTATATGGATATTCATCATTCATTATTATTACCTCTTTATTAAGGAAATATGAGAGAATATAGTCGCTGGGCTCCTTCACATCATCTGTTACGGATGTCCTCCTTACAGAGTGCAGGACACTTCCCAATATTGCATGCTTTACATCCCTATTGGGCTTCACATGACCACTGCTTCATTAAGCTCAACTTCGAGGGGTATGGTACCCTTATATTCTCTCATAATCCGAGTAATGTGTTTCATCAAGAGTTCAAATAAGGGCTGTATCATCTACGACTATTTTCCCTATGAACTTGCCTTGTTATCCCACATTTGATTGTTAAAGATTTGAGAGATAGGTTATAATACTATGGTATAACCCATAGTATCCATCTCTCCTCCATGGACGCTCTGTTACTTGATACTTAGAATCTCCAGCTTCTAAGCGTTAACACAATCCACAATTGTCCCTGCTTTCTTAGCATACGATACATTTAAGTTGTGTACAAATGTATCTTTTGGGATAAGTCTTTAGTTGATACATACCTGTACCAACCCTGTGTTACTATTATAGCGTCCTGCTCATCGTAATAGTAACACACTAAAAAGGATAGTACATACCAACTGTTGCTTGCTCAACAGTATGTACTATCCGTGCAGGTGGACTACTACCAGCTAATGCTGTCCCTGAGGACAACAGGCTTGTAGTAGGCTACTGCCGATGGAGGAAGCTCATCAGTTCCCTTGAACTCTGTGGGCTCTCCTACCAATCGGTAGTCGACACCTTCAGTAACTTGCAATGGTTGCTTAAGCTTCTCTGAAGCTTTGGCTATCTTTGCAACAGTTTTGGCTGGTATGACCAGTCTAAACTGCTTGGTTACTTGGAGTGTACGAACCTTGAGATTAGAGGTGTAGATGATTCTACCATCTCTATCTCGTTCTGGTTCGAACTCTCCCCTGAAGGTACGACCTGCTGATGTGTTGCTGAAAACTGCGTCAGAGACGAAGTTGTCAGTCTTTTTATCAGCCATATCACGTACTCCGTGGTTATGGGTTATAAGAAGATGGATGCCATAGTATCCACATAAGACACATCTAAACATCCCGAGATGTTGGCAGGGGGCAATACATTGCGTTAAGCTCGACCTCGATAGATTTCAACGGGCAAGGCACCCCATGCCGGTGAAATCCGAGGGGGAGTAGCAACCTGTATATCCCGTACTCCCATTCTAGAGTAAGTTTCTAGGATTCCTTGCTTTATTTTAAAATATTTTTTTATTATTTTTTGGATAATCCCCTAGTCCCTTGCTATTACAGCACTTATCTAAGGAGCGTTAAAGTGATACTTTACTATTGTATTATATAGTATTTCTTATTTAATTTTGATTAAAAAGAAAGTATGACGCTTTTATGATAAGTCTTTGGTAACATGGTAACTAACAGACCCCAGAAGAGGGGAAAGAAGACCTCACAGGGTTCTTCTACCCTCACGAAGTATGGCCATAGCGGCTCTAAAAGGCGTTATATTAAGAGATATAGAGGTCAAGGCAGGTAAGGAGAAATAAGTGGCAGGATTCAATATAAATAGTTATATTAAGAGCGATGAATCGTTGGATTATCAAAAGATTTATAGAGATATGGAAGAAATAACGGGCTTCATGGCTCAGACAAGAAGAGAAGATCATTACCACAGAGTCGTCGGACTCTTCGAGAGTCTTAATAATGGCGAAATCTCGCACAATGCGAGC